ATGGCAAGTGTAAACGAATTAAATTTTAATCAAGTATCAACGCTTTTGACATCTATTGTCAAGCAAGCGACAGGACAGAGCGTGCTTACTCCTACTAATACAAGTGATTTTGTATCAGTAGCTACAACAGCGCTAAAGAATGGCGTTGACCCGGTAATGTCAGCAATAACACAGATGGTTGCACGTACTATATTTTCGATTAGACCATATTCCGAAAAATTCAAGGGTTTAAGAGTGTCTTCGGAACGTTGGGGCAATATTGTCCGCAAACTCAATATCGCCGATGGAGCGTATATTGATGATACAGCATTTGCTTTGCCAGAGGATGGGCAGAGTGTAGACATGTACAAACTCCGCCGTCCAAACATTTTGCAGACTAACTTCTATGGCGCGAATGTGTTCAGTATTGAACGGTCATATTTTAGGGAACAGTTGGAGTGCGCATTCACTTCACCGGAAGAGTTGGCAAGCTTCTACAGCATGGTAACCGGTAATATTATGGATATGATAGAGACAGCACATGAAAACCTTAAGCGCGCAACGCTTTCTAATCTTATTGGTGGAATTGTGTCCGGCGGCGGTACAGAACAGAATGTGCATTTGCTTACAGAATACAATACGAAAACTGGCGGAGAATATACAGCCGTAACGGTGATGGCTCCGGATGTTTACCCCGACTTTATGAAATTTGTATATGCTCGAATAGCTACAATTTCCGCGCTTCTTACAGAGCGTTTGCAACTACATCATATCAATGTAACTGGTAAAGCAATAACTCGTCATACACCGTATGAAAACCAGAGACTATATATGTATGCTCCGGCGATGTATGAGAGTACAGCGCGCGCGATAGCAGATACTTATCATGACACATTCTTGCGTTATGCAGACCATGAAACGGTCAACTTCTGGCAGTCTGTCGAAACACCTGATACAGTTAATGTAACGCCGTCATATCTCAAGGCTGACGGCACTATTACAACGCCGAGCTCTGAGGTGTCTGTTTCTAAAGTATTTGCACTCCTCTGTGATGAGGAATCCTGCGGCATGACAGTTGTTAACGAATGGAGCGCAACAAGCCCCCTCAATATTACAGGCGGTTATTATAATGTTGCATGGCATTTTACGGATAGATTTTGGAACGACTTTACCGAAAATGCTGTAGTATTTACAATGGATTAATATTATGAAAGTTACTTTATATTCAGGATTTGGAAAGCGGAATAATTCAACCAAAACACCCCCCACAGAGGGGGTTACATACACCGGAACGCTGAAAGATAATTGTACAATACTAAAACCCATCATTATCTTTCAGGCTGCCGGGGCGGGCGATTATTTCCCTGAAAGCTATCCTGCAAGCTATAATTACGCTTATATTGATGCTTTTGAGAGATTTTATTTTGTGACGGAATGGGAATGGGCGGAGCGGAATTGGATTGCAACACTTGAAGTTGACCCTCTGGCAACATATAAAGGTGATATTGGAACAGGTACACATTATGTCGAGCGGTGCAGCGGGTCATTTAACGGCAGAATTACAGATACTGTGTATCCGGTCATGACAGACCCCAGTGTTACAATAACTGATATTGATTCTCCATGGATTAATGAAACCTATTATATTGTGGGTATCAGTGGAGGTGGAGGGACAACAGGCATAACCTATTATATTTTTTCATCCTCTCAGTATTCAACATTCATTCAAAATATTTATAATAATAATTCATGGTGGAACGCTTCAACGGCAGATGTTACTTACGACCCCTCAATATTCAATCCGTTGGACTTTATAAAATCAATTAGGATGTACAGAAGTTCATTTGGCGGAACTGCGGTAGAAAGTGTAAATATGGGATATTGGAGCGTGCCCGCCACATGTCGAATAATATCCGACACACAAGCATATTCAAGTGTTCAAAGAACAATCACTTTGCCACAGCATCCGCAAACATCGAGCCGCGGAAGCTATGTAAATTCAGATTTATATACTAAGCGTATATTATCAATTAAGCCTTTTGGTAAGATTCCTTTGGATTGTAGTCTAATCGCTAATGAAACGTCTATTAAAATTTATATTGGTATTGACGCATATTCTGGCCGGGGCTGGTTACGTGTATCTAATGGTTCCAATTCTATGATAATTGCTGAATCAGAGGCACAGGTTGGAGTTGATGTGCTTCTTAATGTTCAGGCCGTATCGGAACTTTCACGAGCAACAGCGATAGCCAATTCAGCTTCAAGTATTATTAGCACTTTGACCGGAAACGGTTCAAATATGACTATTGAAACAGGCGTGAGCAACTGGGCGGCAATTGCCGGAGTGCCGCTCATTCGTGAGACCGGAACAGGTGGGGATTTAGCAACATTTTCTTTTGCTGAAAGTAATAGATTATGTTCAGCATTTTATTCAATAGCTGACGAATATAATTCAGAGTTTGGCCGTCCATATTGCGCGCCGGCGGTGTTGAACACTGTAGGAGGTTTTATTAAATGTGCTAATGCAGAGGTCGAATTCCCGTGTCTCGCACCGGAACGCGCAAAAATTGAAGCGTACTTGAACGGAGGTTTTTTCTATGAATAGTGCGCCGTATTCATACGGTAACATCATGCTTGAAACGGCACCTGTTACGCCGTCAACAATACATGTAACGAATACCGCGTTGTCAGCATTTTTCAGACGATATTTATTTTCTGATTTATTAAGTGTTTGGGAATGGAAAATCCCGGAGAATTGGGATAGCAATTATTTCAAAGCTGTTCTATTCTCATGGGGATATTTTACAATTATTGATACTCCGGCGTTCGGTATAATTCCACAACAGGCAGGGTTAAAAGGATATAATGTACAGTATCAACCTACTAATGCTGTAATTTCTAATCCGAGGATAAATCAAATACTTGAACCTGTAATCGGTGAAGAATGTGCGGTAATTAGAATACGTCCCGATTACTGCGGAATGCTCGACATTGTAAATTATTACGGTGATATGATGGCGTTAACTGCGGAAACACTTGATACTAATATACTGAATTCAAAACTTGCTTATGTCTTCGCTTCTGATAATAAAGCTGGAGCAGAAACATTTAAGAAGTTTATGGATAAAATTGCCAGTGGTGAGCCTGCGGCCTTTATAGATAAAAATTTATTTGATGAAGAACACAACCCCCACTGGGTGAAGTTTAATAATGAAATCCATGATAATTTCATAGCTAATGATTTACACGGACTTCTTAAAAATCTGTATAATGATTTTCTTAATAGAATTGGAATACCTACAGCCAATACGGATAAAAAAGAGCGTCTTATAACTTCGGAGGTTAATGCTAATACTCAGCAGGCATTTTCCGCAATGGATATGAGTTTAAAGGAAGTCCAGAGAGGAATTAAACAGGCTATAGAAATATTCCCGGAACTTGAGGGTAATCTTTCGGTTAAATGGAGGGTGGAACTTAATGGACGCATGTCTTTCAATAATGGGGATAGTCAATTCAACACTACCGACAACAGCGGTTTTTGAGGATTTAGCTTCAAAATTTAAAAGCTGGTTTAATGTTTCAAGCAGTTGGATGTCGGCACAGCTCGCCGGATATATTCTTATAAATACTGCGGAGTTTGAATTCATATTTCCCGACCCTAAATTTGCTGAAATTGCTATTAGTGCATGGGCTCAAGTAAATGATGTGAGATTTACGGAATTATATAATACCACTACGGCGGAATTCTATAAATCGTTTGAACCTCTTGAAAATTACAATATGGAAGAGACAACTACGCAAGAAGATACTAATACCGGAACTGATACGCATACACACAGTGGAGGGACAACCACTGAAGATAGTATTACGACTAATGATACCGGCACAGTATCAGACAGCGGGGATGCCAGTCGTGACGGAACTACTACGCATAAGGTATCGGCGTTTAATTCATCAACATTAGCAGATGCACATAGTGACACTGATAATTTTAGTACTACTTCTACTAATACCAGAACTGACAATTTAACGCACACAACCACAGAGGAACACACATTTACAGATACGCAAAAGCTCGATATAAGCAGAAGTGATATATTAAATCGTACAGTAACGCTAAGTCGTCACGGAAACATCGGAGTAACAACAAGTCAGCAAATGGCGCAAAGTCAAAGAGACTTAGTTATGTTTGATTTTAATAAATATGTATGTGACGAATTTAAAAATGAGTTCTGTATTTTGTTATATTAAGAGGTGAAACAATGTACTATTTTCCTTATACAAATTTTCATGACTTAAATTTAGATTGGATTATTGAATATGTAAAATCCGCTAAAAGTGAAATAGAAGATTTAATAAATCAATTTGAGAACTTAATAGTTCAAACGACCGGCGAGTCAACAAATAAGGTAATGAGCCAAAACGCTGTAACGGTACAATTGAATTTTTTAAGCTCCAGAATTAATACCCTTAATGCTACCGTAGAAGAATTGACAGCGAAACTCAATGATGATATTACAAATTTAGCAGAATTTGAAACTGAAACAGATTCAAATTTTTCATCTGTTAGGAGTAGACTAACAACTATTGAACAATCATTAACTCGTTTTTATGTAATTGTTACACATACAGAAACGGCGAACACTATAAATGTATCAATGTCAGATTTATTAAATTACCGTACCAGAGCTAACGTCCGATATTATATCAATGATTCTGTCAATAATTTCATCAGATATGCATATGAAGCATATTCACCGCAATCACCGACCTTAATGATTCAGACTTTGCCATATACTAATGAAAATTCCGTATATCGTGCCACGATTTATACTACATCTGAAGATATAATATATACTGCAATTGGGATTGTACCGATAACTCAGTCATCAGGCGATAGTCAGAAATCAGTAATGTCACAACGAGCTGTAACGAATTTTGTCAACACTTCCAATTTGCCGAGGTATCCTCGATTTGAAATACAGTCTGACGGAGAGACAATACCGTCGGGGCAGCTTAACATATTACAAAATATTCTTAACGCAATAGTAGTTAATAATTATTCCCCTCAAATTTACTTGAATATTACTACGGACAATGTGACTGAACAATTATATGTTGACAGTGCAAATAGCACCGGGTATGTCCTCCGAAATAATAACTATATTATAACATATACTACCAAGCCGTCAGCAACTATAGAACCCGTTGAAAAAGTGTTTACTTCTTCAGTTACAGGAATCGTCCGAATAGCTGCGGGAGCAGCAACAGGATATAGCATATTAAAAATAATCGGAACGGATGTCGATTTAACAAATTATTATATTGTTGACGCTGATATTACAAATTTAATAGGTGGAGATTCAACATTAATTTCCGTGTCTCCAGTATCCGGAGTGCCTGTAATATTAATATATACGAATGCCGTGGCATTCTCGGGTAGTTGGACTGTCACTTGTAGACATAAATAAAGCGGGCGTGGCCCGCTTTATTTTTTAAAATGGACAATAATCGTCGTCATTAACAATTGGCATTTTAGAAGCTGTCTGAGGCTCATCGTCAGTTTCATCCGGCTTGATACCCCGGACTATATAGAGCTTATCAATAAATAATCTAAGGTTATAATCTAATGATTTTTTGGGCTTTTCTACGACACCCTCAATAATTACTTCTGCACCTTTAGGAATAAATTGCAGCACATTTTTTAATTGTTCCTTATTACCAATAATATCATAAAATACTGTATTTTTGAATATTTGGCAGGCCAAAGAGTTTGCAACCATAACTTTGGTACTTGTTTTAACCTCGCTCCACTCCTTACACAATCTGCCTTGAATTACTGTTTTGTTATACATTTTCTTTCTCCTTTAATAATTAATATTTATCTATATTTAAAATATAAGATACAAATTAAAATTACCGCAATAATGGTAGCTATAAGTAATCGAGCAGCCCAGAATTTTAATAATTCTATCCATGTAAAATTATTTTTCATTTATACACCTCAATACATTTTTATATATTTTAATAACAATTTTAATAAGTACCCTTTTTCCGCTTCGGCTTCTCCGAAATACACAGCGTTTACAATACTTCGGTATTTATTGCGGAACACCAAGATGTCATATTCATTAAGCTTAAATTCTTTAGGTGCTCCGCTTTTATGTGTCGATAAGTAATACGGCTTTTGTCTGGATTTATGCCGGTATACTGTAATCTCTCCTATTGTTACGACCGGGATATACTCTGCAAGCGGACGTGACACGTCTAAGAAGCTGTCCATATCCTCAAACAGGTTATCAATAGCTTGATTTGCAAACGCTGTATCTTTAGTATATTTGTATAATGCCGTTTTCTTTTTGCGCTCGCTTATTGGTGAATTTAGATATAACGCTATTAGCCGTTCGTGTTCGCGGTCTATTTTCAATTCCTTCTTATTACGGTACATTTCCATTATAGGACTTATCATATTAAGAGTTAAAAAATAGTCGTTATTTAAAATTGTAGAATTGCATATGCTTATAACTCTAAGTGCCGGACGCCCTTCCAATTCCCTATTACGATTGATAGTTTCATAAGCATTGAAGAACGTGAAAGCCTCGCCATTCATGCTTTGCCCCTTTAATGTTTGAGGTATCGCTTCGTCCTGTATTATAAAATCAATGTCCGTCATATCACCACCGCGGAAATTCGCAAATGTTGACAAGCTCATCATATATCCGAGACATTCCCCCCACGCCTTGCCGTCCTCATCTGCATAATAAAAGCTATAACAATCATCGCCATTCGGATATGGTCTAATGTCTATTCCTTTATCAGAATTTAGTTTTTTAAAAACATTGAACGCTTCGGTTGACAGCTTTTTAACTTCAGAAGCTTTACGCCTTAGCAGTATAAATTTAGTATGATGATTTAATACTATTGTTTCAAGTATAGTATAAGTCTTTCCAATTCCTCGACCGCCAATTAGCCACATAAACGGTAATCCTTTATTTAGCAGATATTCGATGTCCGGATAACCGGACGGTTGATATAATTTACTTTTCTTTACTCTATCCATCGTATCTTTTCCATATCAAAATAATTTTTTCGTAACCATTCAAGGGATGAATTACTGATACGTTTCAAAATATCTTCTATATCTATACTTGTACTAAGCTTATACGTTGTTGGAACAATTGCAACATTAGACGATATGTGAAGATTATGCCCGTCAATTTGTAGGTCTATTTCAGTATCATTATCATTATAAATAGCCCGAGTCCCTCCGGCTTTACTCCAAATAAAACCTTCCTTGAATTTCTCAATATCGCCGAGTTCTTCTGCACCGGACGGAGTATTACCTTTCCGTAACTTATTAACTCCCGCTACGGTTACTTTTAATTCTCCGTCCTTAACCTGTGCGTATTTCTTCGCTCCCAGAGTGACGAATTTTTCGCTCACCCCCTCGTTTTCATACACGCCCATATAATGATTAACCCCCTTTCTATCGACCGAATTATAGCCCAATTTTTGAGCCTCTGCGACCATGCGGTTATTATAATCGGCAGGAGTATAATTTCCGATATATTTTACACTGTCTGTATCCGCATATACAAAATCTCTTCCGACTATCCACATAAAAGCTTTTAAGTCCTGCCGGGCATAAGCTGTAACCCAAACCCCCACAGCATACGGGAGAAATGGTGCTCGCTTCATTTTAGCAAGTTTCTCCTCTTTCGTGTCTATAAGATAGTATTCGTCAGTTGATGAAAGATACGCTATATCATCTTTCAAAGTGTTTTGTACGGTCATACCATACAATGCGTTGATTTTCTTTTTTGACTCTGCGTATGAAATTTTATCTTCTCCGCCTTTCAACTCTGTCTTTTTTATAAACAAATCAATCACCAACTTTCTAAATTCGTAGGGTAAATATCGTTTGAGAGACTTATAACATTCTATTATTGTTATATCGTGCAAAGAAATGTTATAATCCTCTAATAAAATCATTAAGTCAATTTCTGTTATTGTTGTCTCCAAACTTTCTGCGTATAATATTCGCCCATTATCGAGCAAATAGTTTTTTATGTTCCTACACTTACTGAACGATATATACGGTTGATGCCATTTCTTAAGTTCTACATGTTCCAATCGTACACGGAATACGTATCCGAATTTTTCCGAATTTGATAGTAGGGTTTTAATATCATCTGTCGTTTCTCTAAACTCGGTCAGCGGAAATTTTTTATTAACCAGTTCGTAAGGATATGAGCTTTCACGGTCATAGCTTCCAACATTATATAATATCTTTCCAACATAGAAACGGTTAGCGTGAGTATCTCCACCTCTAAACGCTTCACGCAACAATTCAAACACGTGTAAGGTGGGCACTAAACCTCGTAATATTCCGTTATATGGGAATAATACCTTTTTTGCCATACGCCGGACATATCCAGTTGAAGTATACGGGATTGTGTTTAGGGTGTCGCCGTTAGCTTTTAACAGTGATTTAATAGCGCATGATAACCCTACAACATCATTTCGCATATAAATTAAATCTTCAGTTTCTATTTCCGTCCAAGGATAACGTACTACGTCGTAATTCATTTCCGTTTTCTGTAATGCTTTAGGAACGTTCATATCTTTCATAAACCGTTCAAGACCTGTTCCCGCAAGCTTGTAACTACAACGAAATTCCACTTTATCCCACACACAGTACAAAGGTTCTCGAACGTCAACTAAAAACACTTCTTTTCGGTCAAACTCATGAATGCCCTTTAAAAATTGGAATTCGTGAGCTAAATTATGAACATATATAATTAATCGTTTCTTCTCCGGAATTATTCGGTTTATTTCGTCAATCACGTTTATGAATTCTTCCCAAGTTCGGCCATATATTACCGGCATTCCCCATATATGCATTTGCCATATATACATAAAAGCATGAGTTTCATCTTTGTATTCAATTTTGCTCGTTTCTATGTCCCACGATGCTATTACTTCCAAATATTTATTAGCTGATTCCGTCAATAATATCTTGGACAGTCTTTTGTTTAGCATCTCCATTAATGAATGCACGCGCAAGCTCCTCCGAACTATAAATGTCTATGAGTTTTGTATTCTTAGCCGCCGCCATAAAATCCGCAAATTTATTATATTTAGAAACTGGAATATTATATCCGTGTTTTTTTAATGTTGCAACACTTTTTCGGCGTACTTCTCTTAGCCCCGCAACGCTTGCAAACTTATTTTTATATAAATTCTCCGCAATTTCTCGATAAAATGGTAAATCCTCATCTGATATATCCCTAGGGGCTTCTAAATCAAATAATCCGCTTTTAAGTACTTTATCATAATCCGACCATTCCTTAGACGCTGAAAACCTTTGCTCGCGCTTCTTAAGAATATAATACAATCTCCGGTATTCCTGTCTATCTGTCATTTGTGTTATCCTCTGTCATGATATCTAAACATTCTTTAACTGCCGACAGCTTCGCTTGATATATATCTGTCTCTAAGCTGTTTTTACATACGCTGTAGTGTCTGCGGTACATTATTTCATAATAATTATATAATTTAATCATTTTATCTGTTTTTGTCATTGTCTAAAACACCCCATACTAAAACATTGTAGTCGTCGTCAACTCTACATTTTGCCAACCCTGACTTACTATTAACACATTCATATATTGAATGTAAGTCCTCTTGATGAATTCCGCCTTTTAAAAAGTGAGTGTATACAGCGCCGTCTGACGCGCGAAATGTTATAACATCATCACCATTCATAAACTCAATTCCGTGAGGTGCTAATAATACCGTTTTACTTCCTATGTTATAATCTAATACGCAGTAGCCGGTTAAATCGTATAACAATACTGTGTAATACCCTGTACATTCATCATCCACTGCATATCCCCGATATATAAAATAATCGTCACATACTTTATTTATTCTATCCAATTCGCCCCATGTCGTCAACATAAAAGCATCAGTCATGCCAAGGCTTTTTTTAAAATATATATTCATAATAAACCTCATCCATCATAGTCACTAAAAATCAATTCATACGGTTTAATGATGTGCATCATCCTAACAATTTTTTCACTATCGTCAAACTCCACACGCACATATTTCCCTTGGATTTCCTCCAAACAATAACTTTCTGTAATGGTCATCAGGTTTAACATCATAGCAACAGACGGTCTTACCACATTAGTAATACTTCCGTCAGATATACATTTAACAATATTTGTTCCTGTTCCATCTTCAAACAATAAGCTTATCTCCCACCAATACCAACCTTCGGATTTATACAACCGACATGTTGATATTTCAGCATTCACAATTTTCATTGCTCAATCTCCTTTCGTTGTGGTTATCTTATATGATTTCAGAGGATATTCATCCTCCTTGATTGTGATTATATTGTATCATAATATTGTGTCAGGGTAAGATATAATTTGTAAACTATTAATAGTAAATGTGTTGACATTGTATTAAGATTTAGTTAGCATATGCTAACTATAATAATTATGAATTTCGTTAAATTTTTAACGAATTGTGGTCTGGTAATTATGAATATTTTTTATAGTGAGTTGTAAAGATTGTGTGAAGTTTTGTAATATTAACAAATTGTTCATGAAGTTCATGGGAAATTCATTTTGTTCACAATTTGTTAATATTCGCCC